CCTTATTACCTGCCCACCTAAGACCACAGACCACATTTTTCAAAAATGAGCTCAAGCGACTCAGACAGTTCTGAAAGTGTGAGCAAACGTGCTAAGTATGTAGAGGCCGAAAGTGCCGACGCTCCCAAGCGCAAGACGCAACCCCAATCCAAGTATTGGGTTTTCACGTGGCACGGTCCTCCCAAGGACGACGAAGGCAACCGTGCCTCCCCTGCTCTGTGGCCCGAACCCCAGTTCGATGCGGACATGATGGACGCATTGCAATATCAGATGGAGATTGCCCCCTCTACTGGCAAGTATCACTATCAAGGAGCTGTCGCCTTCAAGACCCGCAAGCGCTCCGATCCCCTACGTGAAGCTCTAGCCATCCCTGGTGCCTGGACTCAGATGATGCGCGGCTCCGACAAGGACCAAGTCTACACTAACAAAGAGGAAACTCGCGCCCCCGGATATGAGCCTCATATGCACGGTGTTTGGCCTCGGATTACCCAGGGAAAGCGGAACGACATTCAGGCATACGTGGAAGACCGCAAGGCAGGCTCCACCAACGCAGAACTCGCAGAGAAACACGCAAGTGTCATAGTGCGTCACTACAAAGGCCTGGATGCTTTGTTCAATTTGCCCGCAGGCCGACCCGGCCAAGTTCGCGATCGTCATACTCCTGTTCAAGTGTACGTTTATTGGGGCGCAGCCGGCACAGGCAAGAGCCGTGAAATTTGGGACAAGCATCCCGATCTCTACGAAAAGGACCCCAACACCACTTGGTGGTGTGGCTACAAAGGCGAAGACGTTGTGTTATTGGACGACTACGAAGGCACTCTGCCTTGGAACTATTTACTCAAGATCCTCGATCGTTATCCCATGCGTACTCAAACCAAGGGCGGTCACGTACAGCTACTGGCTACCAAGTTCTATCTCACGTCAAATCTACCGTATACCGAATGGTATGGTCGGTACAAGGATTACGCAGCACTTACGCGACGCATAACAGAAGTCAGACACTTCACTCTACCTGATCCAACTCCCGAGCCGGTAGCGGAGCGGACGGCGATCAATCGCACTCTGGTTCATACCGCCCGTACTATTTCTTGAAAAAGTAAAACCTGTTTATATATGTACTTTTGTGTAAAGTCTCGTGTACAATGAGCGAATGTACCGGCCACGTCGTACCACCAACGTCGGCCCAACAGGATCGAACCCAGGCCTCGCAATCCAGCGCCTCGTCTTCGGCAGCAGAGCCAGAGAGGAAGACAGCCCCGCCGTCTCGCAAGGCTCTCAAGCGAAAAAACGCAGACTATCCCGTTCAGGAGGCTGGGCTAAAGAGAATCGCACCCGAATTCCGCTCTACTCGTCCGATATGGCAAAGTCTAGCATTAAGCGCAGTGGAAGTCGCATTGCAAAGCGTCGGTATACGAAACGAAGCACTAAAGGCCGCACTCGGCGTCCTCTCTCACGTGCTCGACCTACACGAAAGTTCCGCACCCGCAAGAGCCCCGCCCGCTCCTACAAGCGACGATCCACCGGAGGACGCGGAGGATTCGCTAAGCGCGTTCTGAACGTCGTAACTCGACAGAACCAAGCCATCAATACGTACAAGACATCTCGTGTGGACTTCTTCGATCTCAATCAAGTCGACGGCTCCACCGCAAGGGCACTGGTGTGCTACAGGAACTGCAAGAACTACGCCAACGGTCAAGCACCTGGCACGGCCCTGCTGATGCCTACGGACGATCCCCACATTCTCACGGACATCGCCAACAACATCGATGCTTCCAAGACAACGCGGTATACCCGCCTCGCGTACAAGGTTTCCGGTAAGGTAACCAACATGTCGAACCATGCTGCTGATGTGGTACACTACCGCTGCAGAGTCCGCAAGGACGTCCCCCCGGTGCAAGTCGGTTCTACCCTCGGCACATTCCAGACGATTGTTCAGAGCGGCTTTCTGGGAAACAACAACGGTCTCGGTAACGCTGCTGTGGACGGAGTCAACCAAGTACAGGGTGCCTCCTGCACTATCCCCCAGGCGTACAGTCTGTTCGAGAACGTCCAGTTTGTCAAGCACTTCAAGATCACCAAGGTGAAGACGCACCACATGGAACCAGCTTCGTCTTTCAAGCTGTTCTACAAGCTTTCCAAGCCCAGAGTCGTGAAACACAACGACTACACGAACCTGACGAATGCATACCTGCAAGAACTCTACGGAGGTCAGTACTTTTCTGTGTTTGTCATCAGAGGTGTCCTCGGATACGACAAGTCGCTCGCTGCGAACCTTCAACTCGGCTACACGGGTGCGGACATCGCATACGAACAACACATCGAAGTCGACTACACCTGGACTGTGGACGGAAGCAAGGCCTTCGGCATGAACCAGTACACCACCGGTCTCGCACGCGGACATGTGCCCGCCCCCATCGTTGAGAACTTCAACCAGAACGTCGTGGTCTACAACGACGGACAAGCCAAGTTTACCACAGGAAGCATCGGTCAAACTGCTTGGTCAACCAACCCGGACCCCATCGTCGAAGACGGCGATCAGTAAAATCGCTAAGTCAAAAGTCTCAGATAACGAGATGAGACATTGTAAATGTTCCGTACCTAGTAAAAAATCATGGATAAACAATGGCCATTGTGCAACTTTGGAACCGGTTGACAAAGTGAGTGTATATAAGGGACACGAAGTGTCCCGGTGGGCAGC